ATCGCGAGTGGTTGATATGGCGGAAAAACACTAAAGACCGCTTTTCATAGTCTGCCGAACTGATGGAACTCAGAATGATTTGCGGTAAGCACCGCAATCAACACACAGATCCGATGCTATAATTAAAACAGCAGGATTCTAAGAAGTGGCTGATAAAGTAGCGCCTAGGATAGGAAGAACGTGAAGATGACGAGTAATAAATCGACTCGCAGAAACGAATCGCACGTGAGATCCAACTGCAGAAGAAACTGCCAAAACATAATACTATCCTGCAGAGGATTTTTGAAAAAAAAACAACAATCTTGGATTAAAGAAAAACCCGCTTCTAGAGACTTTCAGGTATGAAAACGTAACTAACGACTGACGGCTATCACGTTTACCTGAAAAGTAAATAAGTGATTGTTGCGACTCTAAGTGACAAAGGAAACTTCTATTCTTCATCATATTAAGGGAGACTAGAGGATTAATAGGTTGATGTTGCAGCTGTTGGAACTCAGATTCTGAAAGGTAGAGGTATCGATGGTGATAGAATCTTCAGTATTTTCGATTCATATCTGACGATTCAGGAGTAACTGAAAAATATGATTCCAACGTCGAGAATTCCTGGAGTGAAGTTGATTAAGCCTGAGAACTTAGTCCCACTCCAAAACTATTATGTTTCTAAGCCCATAAAACCTTAATAGATAGAAGATGTTCATAGATCACTTCGTCTGTAATCTGTGCCTGACTCATATTATGGATAAATTACAGTTGCTGTTAAGAAATGGCTTCAAGACCATCCAATTCCTCAGATACTCCGACAAGGGAAATTGACCCCATTGAAGCTAACCGGAAAAGCAGTTAGGACAGGATACGAGATAATGACGGGAGCCGAGAAACGTGAAGAATTTGAATTCGCCGGCACTCGCCATGATCTGATATGTGCTGTGTGGAAGAGACTGATCGTGAGCAAAGTATCAGTGGATTAACAATACCAATAATGGGCACAGCCACACATAAAGAGATTAATGGGTTGGTTAAATGATTAGATAAGGAAAAGAGAACACTGGATAAAATAACAGTTCAAAGATTACGATCCAATTGCTAGAAATTTAAAAAAATCAGGTTACACCAGGTCAAAGAAAGCGAAGTATCTGAAAGGATTCGCAGCACATGCTCACGGACAGATACCAATTATAAAGGCATTTACAGTTTTTCCGAAAAAAGGATAGGTGTTTCTGAAAAGTGAGGGATCATTTGTGGATGCGGATGGCTTTATGCATGATGTGGACGAAAGACCGCGAGCTATTTGCAATACAGCTGACGTAGGTTTTGTACAGGTTTGGCAATCCGCGATTTTCCCTATCTTGAAATAGATCTTTCCAGGTTTTGTACAAGGTCTTCCAAAGAAGGAGATGGAGTAACTTTTTAAGACAGGAGTCCAGTAGTGCAGCTTTGAGAAATACACGGGGGAAGGATACGACTAAGAAGATGAAGAAATTGTGAACACTTCAAAGGATGGCTCAGCATTCGACGGGAATCAAAAAGGACCCGTTCGCGAAAGTATTGCTAAGCCATTCTTCGATACGCTAAAAGACACACTAATAAGATGGTGGTTTGAGAGTCTAATCCAAAATTATCCCTCTATGATGACACAATCATTATAATACTACGTGGAGTCATTTCATAGGAGTATAACAGACTTCGATAACTATCTATTCTTCTAGCTCCCGGGTGTAAAAGGGCCTCGATTCACAACAAAAATGGACCGAGCGAAGAGATTATTTGTTGAAACTGCATTTTGCGACGAACAGAACTGGATATGTATGCCAATATATGGAACAACAACTTCGGG